TACAGTGTTTACGTTTATTGCCATTTATATTTTTTTTAAGTATAAGGGCCCGAGTAAACGAGCCCTATACTATTGTTACATGTTATTTTAGCTTTTTCTCGATAGACTTAAAGACTTCTACGCCTTCATCAGTCTTAAAGAAAGCTGCCATAGCAGAGTAAGGATTTTCTTCAAATGGTACGCTCATTAATTTTTTACCATTTGATGCCCATGTAAATGATCTTTGATCGTCTGCTAGTTTTATAATTTTAGCTTCTGTAGCTAGTATAGCAAAGTTTCTAAGTTGTACATTTTCATCTTTAGCAAGATCAATAAATAAAGCTGGGTTTTGTCTAGCAAACATAAGTGCATCTCTTTTTAATTCTTTAGATGACATTTGGTTTACTTTACTTCCAACTTCAACCCGCATAATAGCTTCTAAATGATCTATGTCCATACTTCTTGCAGCGTTGAGTGCGTCAATTTGCAACTCCATAATATCTAATTCGTCGTGAGCTTCAACGACTGAATCATATTCTTTATAACGTTTTCCTCTATAAGGGTGATATAGTGATAACAATTTTTGTAAAGCTTGAAACTGTTTAGGTACAACTAACGCACCATCTTTAAATAATATAGTTCCAATAGTAGCTTCACCTTCTTGTTCGTCTCTAAACGGACTATCCATATTAGTTGCATATCGCAACTCCCTTTGAGTATTTGTTTCTTCGTCATACCACAACATAGGCACTTTTGTACTATGCTTAGATGGTATTCTTAATGTTAACGGTTTGTACCTTCCGGTTACAAAATACGTTCTATCTTTAATTTCCCAGCCTTTCTCTGCAGCTGGTCTTTCTTTTGTTTTTGCCATGATATAATATAATATAATTGTTAAATAAAGGCTATGGGCGCCGAAGCGCCCGTTGCCTTTAAAATAATCTTACTTAGTAAACAATACAAAGTTGTTAGCACCTTGTACACAAAGACATCTTTCAGATAGGAAGTTTACTTCCATTGCATCAAGATCACTTGTGAAAGCACCACCAACAGATCCAGTCAACCAAGACTTCATACGACGATCGTCAGTTTGTGACGCTCTGTATCGTACGTGCAAGAATGGACGACGGATGTTAGTACCAAGAATTTGATCGTATACAGTTGATGTACCTGCAGGAATTAATACTCCATCAATAGCGCTAACGCCATAGCTTGGAGGAATTAATCCGTCTTCGATAGCACCTCTTGTAGAAGCATCATTTAGATATTTCCAGTCAGTTTTGTAGAAGTCATAAGAACCTCTGCGGAAACCACTGAATCCTAAGTTTAATGCCATATCTTCTGAATTTTCGAAGATACCAAAAGAAGTACCACCAGAGTAAGCAGCGTTTACTGCAGCTAGCATATCATCAAAACCTAGTGAAGTTTCACGATTCAAGAAAAGCATGTTTTCTTCAATAGCTCCTTGTGTATCTAAGTTTCTTAGAATATTATCAAACTCAGTTAGTTGCGCAGCGGCAGCATTAAAGCCAGACTCTACGTTACCACGAGATTGAATAGCAGCAAATAAACCTTCTGTACCTTTAAACCCTTCAGCAAATGCAGAACCAGCACCTAGACTAGTATCAGCTTTTTCGCCTTCTACTACCGCCATTTCTAAATAATCTTCGAAACGTAGGCGAGTTTCAGACTCAGCTTTTAGATACCATAGATATCCAGATGTTCCGTCTTCTGTAGCAACTTCAACCCAACCGATCTGAGCAGTGTCAGAACCAGAAACTACATATTTATTTCTGATGATGATTGGTGAGTTAGAAAACTGAGTAAACGAAGGATCTACACTTACATAACCATCAGCAACAGTAGTTGAAGTGTTATTAGGTGTAGATGATCCTTTTGCATATTCAGATCCATAAACGAAAATCTTAATATTGGTAGTAGCAAGAGCTGCAGTAGTTGTAGCATCATAAGGAGCTACAGTTAAAGCACCAGTTGTTAGGTTTGAAGCAGTTACAACACCTGTTAGCTCGTTACCAGCTCCGTCCAAAGCAACGATAGTTGAGTTTGGAGAAATTACGTTTTTAACGTCAGCTGCAACAGGAATAGTAATTGTATTAACTTGGTCGTTTGTACAACCTTCATAAGCGATGTGCAAACGGTTTTGCTCAGACCAAATGACTTGATCAGAAGTCATCGGCATCTCAGCACCTACCATACGCAAGAATCCAGAAAGCGTACGATTTCCGTATCGCTCTACTTCTTGCTCATAAATCTCAGGTAGATACTGCTGTGCAAATGTATCAGAATCACCAGGGTTAGAACCTCCGTTAAAAGACAGAAAGTTCGTGTCTAGCAATTGTTGTTGTTGAGATGGGACAATACTCCCAAATAAAGGACTTATAGCCATGATTAATTAATTTAGTTTTTTAATGTTACTTTTTTAACTTTAAGTTTTGAAGAGTCAACACCACTAATAGCTTTAACTTTTAATCCATTTACAAATACTTCACCAGAAGCTGTTTGCCTTGGTTCAGTCGAGATATTTTTTGACTTAGCCATGACTTCTTTAACAGCGTCAGCTTTTCCTTGCTCATAAAAATGTTGAGCTAAAGTATCAGCATTACGAGCCGCATACAAAGCTTTGTGGTAACCTTTAGCGTCAGATATTTCTCCTTTATCGTTTAAGAACGTCTTAACGAAGTCAGCAATATCCGTTTGTGCTTTAGCTACAGATTCAGGATTTTTAACACCGTATCTAAACTTTTTGTCCCCAACTGAGAAATCAAAACCTTTGAAATCATTAGAAAAAAGTTGATTAGTAGTGTTACTAAAATGCTCCTGTCTTTGTTTTACAACTTGTTGTTCTTCATTGTATCGATTGAAAAAATCCATGGCTTTTTGTTGCTCTTGGGTTACGCCCGGTCTCAACTTGATCTCGTCGTAGTATTTACCTTTTAAGTCTTCCAAAAAGCTTTTAGCTTTTCCAACTTCTTCTTTAAACGCAATTTTCTTTTTGCGTATTTCTTTTTCGTCGTCTAACTCTTCATCATAAGTAAAGTCTTCTAATAAAAGACTTACATCTTCATAATCAAGATGCGGTCGTGTTTGTTTATAATATTCTCTTACCAATGTAGCATTATCTACACTAGTGTAGTCTGCATTAAGTCGCACGTAATCAGCGACTGTACCACCAGTTTCTTCCATAAACGAAACTAGCTTTTCAATATTTTCAGGTAACTGTTTTGTTGGTTCTGCCTGATGTACAGGTTCTTTAGAAACTTCAACTGGTTCGTTAACTTCAGTTTCTTCAACCAATGTTAAAGGTGTTTCTACTTCCTCTTTGGTTTCCCGTATTTCTTCAACCACTTCTTGGCTGTCGCTACTGTCTTCGGATCCTTCGACAGTAACATCGCTACCATCTGTCTCTTGTGTTTGAACGGCATCTTCTTCTTTTATTTCAACTTTAGTTACTTCGGGAACTACTTCACCTTGAGCTTCTACAGCTGTACTAGGTATTTCAACTTTAGTTACCTCATCTGTTTTACCTAAATTTTTAGGTTTAGAAGGTTTTTTAACTTTAAATTCACCTTCTTGTTTTACTTCTTCTGACATAATATAATATAATTAAATAATTAAAAGTTTTTTTTAACGAGGTTCAAACTGTTCAAGTCCAAATCCTCCAAGCGCGTCATTACCTGCTGACTCAAAGTCTTTTGGCAGTTCGTCATTTTGACGCTGTGATATCATTTGAGATTGTTGCGTACCTATAATTCTAGCACGTTTATCTTTACGATCTTCTATTTCTTTTTCACGAGTAGCTTCAGCTCCAACTTTAGCTTGCGCTAGTTGTAAATTGTAACCAAACTCCTGCTCCATCAACATTTGTTTTATTTGAGCTTCACGTTCTAGCTTTTCTATTTCAAACTGAGATTTACCTCGTTCTAACTGCAACTTGCTTTCTGTTAATGCTTGTTGTTTTTGAACTTCGTTTAAAGCGGCTTGTTCCGCTTGTTGAGCATTAGCTTGAGCTTGAGCTTGTATATTTGCAAGCTGTGCGGCTTTTTGCTCTTCAGCCCTTTCAGCTTGTTTTTGTTTTAAATATTGATTAGCTAACTTAATATTTTTAATTTGCCTAATATCAATAGCATCTTCTAAACCTATTTGTCCACCTTGTAATGCAACTTGTATATTCTGCTCTAATCTTTGTTGTTCTTCTTCGTCTGGTTCTAATTCTAAAAATATACCAAACTCATGCATGTTTAATTTTTCTATTTCCTGCAATGAACCAACGTTATATTGATTTATACAACTTATTAAAGCATTTTTAGTAAGCGGAAAACTTAACATATCCGCTGCGCGTAAACTTATATTTTCTGCAGCTCTAATAGTTAAATACATGAGAGACTGCAATATATGTTTTGTAGCTGTATTTGATGCAGCTGCAGCTAATTTCTGTAATCCTACTAAAGCGTTTTTATCTGGCTGACTACCATCTCTAGCTTCGTTTAATCCCGTTACGTCGCGTATCATTTGTAAATAATATTGATACGTTTGTACCAGCGCGCCTATTTTAGCTTGACCGTTTGAAGTTTGTAATTCTTGAATAGGTACTTTTCCTGGGTTTAAATCACCCTCTATAGTTTTAGATCTACCAACAATACTACCAGTTTGGAAGTACATGTTTAAGGCTTCTTGTGGATTGTAATTTGTTCCGTTACCTAAGTCAACTTCTGCTAAACCATCAACGTCTACAAACACTCCATCTGGTACCATGCGAGCAAGCACTTGTTGTATTTTTAAATGAGTAAGTTGTATCATGTCAGCAAAACCAATACACTTACTTACAACGCTTTCTATTCTGCCTTTATATATACGAGGAGCAGATATAGCATAGTTCATTTGAACTTTTGTTTGGTCGCTATAAGGTCTTGTCATATTTTCAGCAAGTTGCCATTTAAGCATTTTTTCTTGCCCAAGTATTTTAGCTCCGCTATATAAAACTTCTATAGCTCTATGTACTCTTTCAAAGTTTTCGTTTTCAGGTGGATTAAAATCACCTGGTTTTTCTAATGCTTTTTCTAAACCTTGATCTGTTTGTTTAATTTTAAATACTTGATTATTATATGTTTTGTATTCAAAATATAAAACTTGTACGTTGTTATAGTTGTCATCTTGACCCCAATAGTTTCTAGTGTAATTAGAGTCACCTGGATATTTTTGTATTTCTTCTAACTCAGCGTCAGTTAAATATGGAAACTGCTTTTTAACTTCTTCTAAGCTTACACTTTTTACTTCACCTACGTAATAAACATCTTCAAAGTTAGGGTCTTCTGTGTATGAATATACTAAATTAGCAGGATCTACATAATCAACAGTAATACCATTTGCTAAGTTAAAATCTGTTTTAACACAGCTTATACCTAATACAACTAAATCGTAAGCTAATCTTTTCTTTATTTCGTCGTACTTATTATAATTAAATACATTTTCAATTAACTCTTCTTCAGCTATTTCAACAGACTGCTTATAGCTCAATTGCATGTATAACTCTAGTTCTTTTTCGTCTTTAGGTAAAGCTTCTGGATTTACACTAGAATAAAAGTTTTGACCTGTTAGTTGATTTAATTGCTCAATTTGATTTTTACTTTCCATATCTTGTATGGCATCAAAAATATATTGAGTTCTTTGTTTTAAAGCAAATGGATCTGTAGCAAAAGATTTTATTTCGTAACCTTTATCAGTCATGCCATTTACAACAATATCCACAAACTTTGATAGCACCGCAACTGGTTTCCAGTCTAAATTTAAATAAGACAAGTCACCATTGATTGATAACTCATCTTTATATTTAGCTACAGATTGTTCGCCTCTAGCGTACAATCTTAACCTATGAAAATCTTGCCAGTTATTACCAAAACGACCACCAGCGCCTAAGCCACGATCACCTCTGAACCATTCGTTTTCAATAGCTCTACCTACTTGGA